GAAATAATGCGTCTAACAGGTCAGGAAGATGATTCTGGTTCAGGCTCATTAATACTGCCCAAACTCGCCATTAACAGGGTGGGTGAGGATGATGACGGCAATAAACTGGAAGTGGGCACATACACCGTTTATGACACTGTATCGGAGCAAAAAGTGTACAGTAAAAAAGGTAATGGTAACGTCCTATTCAGACCGTTCATAAGAGGTTATCAGTATATGGAATATAGTCCAGATGAGAATAACTACCCGTCACAATCCGTCATCTTTAAATCCTGGAAAGAGGAAGCGATAGATACGAATGGTGGACTTAAATGTGGTAAGGTCGCCTTTAAAGAGTTGAACACTCTGACGAATGAAGAAGCGGCACGACAAAAAAACATTAAATGTTACACCTTGGCGTATGGCTTGCTGAACATGCACGCTGTCACGGGAAGTGGTAAAAGTGTGAACATTGAGGAGCTGCCCTGTTTATGGAGAGTAACCGGAATGAATTTCAGACCTGTTAATGAATCCATAAAGGGAATTAAAAATCGTGGTAAACTCATACAAAACACCAATTTAATTCTTTCTACAAAAAGAAAAAAACATGGTACGAATGTGTATTACATGACGAATATCTCTGTTGATGACAAGCAGGTGGAATTCACTAAGAAGGATTTATCCACAATGGAAATGTTTGCAGAAATAATCAATGAGGAAAATAAAAAGGTTGTTGATGCATGGAAAGATGTACAAAAAAGTAGACCAACAACCATTGATGCGGATACCATGAATGTGGTGAAAGAAGTGTCACCAGAGGAAGCATTGGCGTCCTAATGTCTGATTTTATCTTAGGTAAAATTCAAATGTTTTTAGCGGAGGCGAATAAAGCCTCCGTTAAGGTATCGGATGAATTAATTGAAGAATTTGGAAACGCCTGTAAGGAGGCGTTTAAAAAACAGTTCACGGAGGAGAGAAGTAAAAAATTCACTTATCGAATGTCCAACATAGGACAACCTCTTTGTCAACTGCAAATGAGAAAACGGGGGGAGAATGCTGAGACAATTCCTTATAACGCCAAGATGCGTAACTTATTCGGGGATTTAATTGAGGCATCCGCCATTACTATCATGAAAGCGGCGGGAATTGAGATAAAAGACATACAAAAAAAAGTCACGCATGAATTTAACGAAAAGAAAATTAATGGCACTATGGACGTTAAAATTAATAATAAGGTATGGGACATAAAAAGTGCCTCTCCGTATTCCTTTGACAATAAGTTCGGAGAAAATGGGGGATTTGACGCCATAAAAAAAGATGACGCTTTTGGATACATAGCACAAGGTTTCATGTATGGAGAAGCCGATAAGTCTGATTTTGGTGGATGGATTGTCATTAATAAGTCAACGGGAGAATGGTGCATGACGGAAGTTCCATTGAGTGATGACTCAAAGGAAGCCACCATTCAGGAAGTAGAGGAAAAAATAGAGAAACTAGAGGCTAATGAACCATTTGAAAGGTGCTTTACTGATAATGAGGAATATTTTTATAAAAAACCTACTGGAAACAGGGTATTAGGCATAACTTGCAGTTTTTGCCCGTATAAAAAGCCATGTTGGGGAAATAAGCTGCATTATCTGCCACAACAGCAATCAAAGGGCAAGAATCCAAGATGGGTATGGTATACTGAAATAAATAATCCACGACCTGATGAAGACTAAAAGTAAAAAAGCTAAAGGAAGAAGACTGCAGAATTGGGTTCGTGATGAACTGTTAAAAAGATTTCCCAAGCTGACTGATGATGATGTTGTGTGTGCTATAATGGGAGAGAGGGGGATAGATGTTAAGCTATCCAGTAGAGCAAAAAAATTTATCCCCTTTGCCATTGAGTGCAAGAATCAGGAAACATTCAAAAATTTATATAAAGCTTATGGACAATCATGCTATAATTCAAAAGGAAAATTAGAGCCTATAGTTTTTGTTAAAATGAATCAACAGGAACCTTTAGTGGTGCTTGACGCTAAATACTTTTTAGATGGATTGGGATAAAAAAATGAAAAATAATGGACAACAACAGATAGATACAGATAATACAATATCAATAGCAATTTATCCAGCAGATGGAGGTTTTGCATGTGCAGTTATAGAGAGGGAAATACCAGTTATGACACATGAATATACTGTTGCTTTAACCATTGCGTACGGAATGGTTAAGATGGCCCTGGAAATGCCCGATATTATATTTGAGGAGGGGGTTGAAGCAATGGCACGACCTTCTGAGAATAAATCAATTAAAATTATAGATATAATTAAAAAACGAAAATTACATTAGGAGAAACTATGACAGACTATAAAGACTATAAACTAAAAGGTAAAGTTCATGCACCGTTCAGTCCCTTTTTAATGGAATTTGGAATACCTGAACCTTATGTTAAAATGCTGAATGATTATGGGGATAAAATATCAAAGAGTGATAAGAAATCAAAGCAACTGGATTGGTCGGATAATCTTGTTGGTAATGTAAAACAAGAACATAAGATTGAAGACCATATATGGCATCAAAAGCCTCATGAAACGTTGCCTACATTTTTTAATTGGATAGGTCATTGTACGAACATGTATGTACGGACAAAACTGAATGCTGATGGGGATGACTTAGATAAAGAAAAAGCTAAACAGGGAATTAAAAAAGTTATGATGCACAACAGTTGGCTTGTTAATTCCATAGCCGGGGATTTTAATCCACCGCATATGCATTTTGGCATGCTATCTGCGGCTGGCTGGCTGAAAATGCCACCATCCGTTGAAAAAGATGAGGAACGGGAACATGCAGGATGGATTGAATTTCTTTATGGAACACCACAAATGTTTATTGACCCAAAGTATCCTGTTAAGCCACATGTAGGTCAGATATTTATGTTCCCCGCTTGGTTGTTACATGAAGTATATCCATTTAGAGGAAAAGGTTTAAGAAGAACTATATCATTTAATTTAAGTTTTGAGATGTAAAATGGAAAAAACAAAAGAATTTTTAAAAAAAGCCAGTGCACTAGTTGCAGGAGACAGAGAAAACGATTATGGGGATAAGGTTCATAATCATAAAAATATTGCCAGATTATGGTCAGCATATCTGGATACAGAAATTAAAGCACATGACGTAGCCATTTTAATGACTTTATTAAAAGTTGCGAGAACTAAACTCGGAGCTGTTAGTGAGGACACATATATTGACATGTCTGCATACAGTGCCATAGCAGGGGAGATAAAATTTAGAGAACCTAAAAAAGAATCAGAAGGAGAGCGAAGAGGAAGAGAAACATGGGAGCATGTTAAAAATTTAAATGAAAAAACACAAGGAGGAGAACATGGAAAATAATTTTATTATTACGGAAAAACAACTGCAAGTCATATTGAGGTATTTGTTTACAAAACCATATAGCGAAGTTGTGTCATTCATACAAATTCTAGGTCAACTGCCAAAACTTGACCCTAAGATAAACCCGAGTTTTGTACAAGATGACACCAAGTCCAAGAAATAAAAAAAGGGAGCATAACGCTCCCCTGTTTAAAACATGTGTTTCCGTTAACACAAAAGGTAATTTAATCATTGACCATGAATGGGTCAGTCCTGAAAAACTTATTGCCGCCCTATCCGGATACAAGGATGACCATTACAAGCACATCTTCGTGGCAATCATCAATCACTGCATGTCCGAATCACTCGGATTTGATGAAAAACTGAATAAACTTCTTAGGCAAATGTAAATAATTGTTCTGTCTGCTGTTCCAGTGACGCCACCGGTTGTGGTACTGATAATATCTCCTCTGATTTTCCCATGTCTTTTTTTCTTTCCTTAATCCAAAGCTCCCTGTCAATGAGCCAGATGACGTTTATTTTGTCAGTTCCGTACTTCTCAAAAAACCATTCTTGAATTTCATCTGGAGTTCTATGACGATTTTTGTCTACCATATAATGTTCTGCTTTTGGAAGCTCAATCCCAAAATCAGCCATGTATTCCGATGTAACCTCAAATCCCAGGCTTTTAGCTATGGGAACAAGGTTGTCATAAAGGGCACCACTGGTAGCCCCCTTGTTAGCCATTGTCGTTCCCGTGGGAATTGTGACAAAAGGGAGGTTATTGTCATAGGCGTATCGAAGTGCTATCCACAGCGTCTTCTTGTTCCAGTCGGCCTTTCCTATGTTACCTTTCTGCATCTGCTTTTGGATTTCTCCGGGTTCAAGGTTGGATTGAAGCTGCCCCTCTATGGCTTGCAAGTACTGGGTTACACTGTCATATGATTTATAGTTAGGCAGTTCTCCTTGTTCTCGCACTTTCAGTTCATTTGCTCCCTCAACATTGGTGATTACTTCATCATAAGGAATTAACTTTTCAACATGAGGGCTTACAGATAACATTTTTGACTGTGTCTGATAATGACCCACCAGTTCCCCCTGCCTGTTATGAACAAGGTAGATTGGTTGGTCTATAAACAAAATTTCATCCGTTGGTATGACTATGCCATTTCCCACGTCAACAACTTCGCCTAACTCCGTCCTGTATTTTACATACGTATCCAACATTTCTTTTTCATGTTGGGTTAATTTTTCCAGTACAAATTTTCTTGTCATGTCCTTATCAAAACCATGCCTGAAATAATCCGGGTCTACCGATGCAGGTGCATAATCATGCTGAGTCGCCAGCCATTCAATATTGGCCATTCTTGTACGTTCCGGTACCATAGATAAATCACCCGCCATGGGATATCTTAATTCTCCATCCTGAAACAAAATTTTCTCCAAGGATTCACTTCCCTCAATGATGTTGTGCTTTGTGAATGTCATAGGCTCATCAAATACGGTGCTTGTTTTTTTCTGTGCCTTGACTTCCTGCGTCTTGTATCGTTTTGTAATCGGCTCCTGCGTCATGGTACCATAAAAAGGAGTACCTGAAATGTCATCCCAAGAGTAAGTTCCAAAAGAATCCGTCTGAGTATCTGGTGCTCCTTCTTTAAAAGCAAGAGTAGCCCTTAAAGGATGCGTTGGCTGTATTTCCTCAATGGAAAGGGTCTTCATTCCCTTGAACTGCCCCTCGTTGATGTTCCTGATAAAATTTAATGACCATCCGAACATGTTTGGTATTGACCTAAAGTGGCCATCCCTGTATTCAGGGTATCCCGTCAGTTGATTTGTCGTCCCCCTCAGCTCCACGTATTTTCCATACGGGGATTGCCTGAAGGTAATCTGTGCTATGTGCTGTGGTGGTACGCCTTTTACATATTGTTCCTGCTTGAGCAGTTCAGGGACTATTTTCTCTTCCTTGGCGATTTCAGCCTCTATCTTTTTATTTAACTCTATTATACTCTTTCTATTCTCTAAAATATTATTTTTAGTGTGGGTATAGTTATTTATTATAGGTTCGGGGGTTGTATAACCAGACCCCTCACTTGCGAACACGAATGACTTGGTCATGTCCACGAACAAGGGCCATTCGGGAATATCGCTTGCCTTAATGCTGTTAACAGTGTCGCCAAGTATGCCACCTAGAACCTCCCTGGAATTTTGGTCTACTTTAATCGGCATGGAGTCTTTTAATTGCATGTCCAAAATTTGCTTTGTGATGTTTTGAAGTTCCAAAGGTGTGAAGTTAAGTTTCATTTTCACTTGACTATCTCCTAATATTTCCTCTATCGCTTCAGGTATTTTTTTTATTTGTATAGGTTTTTTGGAAAAATCATCACCACGGTAAGGTATGTGTTTTTCTGCATAGACAGGACTTACACGGTTATCCCAGTTATTTAGCACTGTATTCAGCCATTCCCTTTTCTTGGCGAGGACGTCAGGGGGGCTGTTCAGTTTTATGTATTGGCCAAGTTGGGGGACATTCGTTGTTCCAATTTTTTTATATCCCAAAAAGTCCGTATGGTGATAATCCAAAGCGAACAGTATCTTGTTTCTAAAATCCTCTAAATGGTCTATGCTGGTTGTTTCTCTCTTGGTCAGGAATTTATTGATTAAAAAATCACCGCTTTCAAATTTATCAAAGGTGTGTTCCGGCGTGACATCAAGGGCGTACCCCTCCTCTGATATTTTTTGCATGTAATTCTGGGACATGTGAGTAAGCATCCCCGCATTCGTATTTCCGAATGGCTGCCCTGCTTGGGACATTTTTGGTGAAACAGGAGCGTTAATCAACTTAAATACGTTTTGAAGTTTTTCCTGTTTCTCTATGAAATTTTTTGAATTATCAATTGTCTGCAGACGAGGATTATGGGCCTTGAATGCCATGTCATTGAACTGGGATTTAATATCAATAAAACGACTAACTTCATCCCTCTCAATGTTAGCTCTATTAAATTTAAGGGCTTTCGTCTTTTCCCCCTGTCCAGCTTCTATCCCAACATCTATTGTTATGTCTATAGGATTTTCCTTAAGATACGCCTGCACCTCTGATTTAGGAATGACCTTAACATTACTTGCGTCAAACTCAGCTATTTTTTTATCCAGTCCTGATAATATGAGAGACCTGTCATATCTCTTTACATTCAACGCATCTTTTAACGCCTTCACTTCAATGTTGCCAGGCGTCACTTCATGCACCCCACGAACCGCTTGTTCCAGAGGATTGATGAATACTTTTGTTTGAAGCGGCTCAAAAGGAAGCAATTCCTTTGGTGTTATCGCCGCACCAACTGATGGAAGAGGGGCGACAACCGTGATACCAGAGCCTGCACGAAGCTTGTTTGCTATCTGATTGGCCGCAACATTTCCAATTTGTTTCACTTGCTGCTGTTCAAACGTCTTGATGGTCAATGCCTGTATGTCTTTTTTTACTATTGGATTTACAATCGCCTGTTTGACAACAAAATCATTCATGTCCTTTATGCTGTTTACATTGATTCTATTTTTTGCCTTTTCACCTTTAAAAATTTTATTCACGCTGTTAATAGCGTTATTAAATTCATAAGGAATTTTTTTTGATAAAAATAGGGCTTCTGATTTTAATGGTAATCGTGCAATCGGGCCAATTTTCTGAGCACCAAATGCTGTTGATTCCATATATGCCAATGTTCCAAATACCATTGAGTCATAAAGGTTATCCATTAATTCTGCTTTTTGATTGTCAGAATACTCTTTCATTCCCAGTATCGTTCTGAATATGTCATTTCCATTAGCCACTGTTGCGGCTGTTACTGCAGCTACAGGCTCTAAAGTGGCAGACACGCCTGTTTGCATTATCGTGTGGCCGGTGTGTTTTATTCCCGCAATAGTTGTTATAACTGTATCTTTTAATTTTTTTTCAAACCACGAATCAGTTGGCAGTATCCAATCCTTTCTTCCCTGTTCTACCTCAGCCAGAGCATGCGGCCAATTTGTTTGCCAATGATACGCAAATGTTGGAACTATTCCACCGGTTTCAAGAAAAGGAGCTTTAATTTTACTTGGTGAATAGACGGAAGGTGTTCTTAACCATGAAGGTTCTTCTTTAGTTTCAATTTTTTTAGTAATTATTTTAGGTTCTTTTACTTGTACCTTTTTAGGTTCTTTTACTTGTACCTTTTTAGGTGGTTTATGTCGTAATACAGGATGAACACTTAGTTTAGGTTCTGGTTTCTTCGGTGGCTCATAAGTTTTCTTCGGTGGCTCATAAGATAAAAAAGCCGGCATGTCTTTTGGCCGACTTGTATACTCCTTTTCAGAGCCTCCATATATGTTTTTTTCTGGCATTACGCTTCCATTGATTGCTGTTGCATCAGTCCTAAATTCTGTTTCATGATGTCTTCTGGTTTAATGACGGGCGTAACTGGTACACCTGGCATCTGACTTCCTTCAACTGCTTGTTGTAAATCTGTTTGACCATTAGCTGGAGGAACGTTAATTCCCACAGGTTGCACTGTTGGACTTTCCTCTTGCATCAATTGATTTGTAAGCGGTCTTGATGCGGCCACGTTTTGTCCTGTCATTGCCGCATACTGCTCCATCAGTTGCCTGAAATCCAAATCCTTCATGGCCTCCATCAGGTCGGATACAATGGACGGACGGTTCACGCCTCCTTCCATTCCCGCTTCAGGAGTGGTGTCCAATGGTTCACGCATTAATTGGTCTTTCATTATTCCTGTTGTTGTTATAGCCATTTTATTTTCCTATTGAGATGCTACGTATTTATCAATTTTATTAAATGCATCATAAATTAATTGTATTTCATAATTTTCAAACTGCTCATCATCTTTATATAGTTCTGCACTATAAATACCCTTTACATTTTGAAAAAAATCACTTGTCGCATTAGCTACTGCTTCTGTAAGATTTTCTTTTTGTTTATACACATTCAAACCAGCAGATGCCAATTGATACCCTGCTGCAAGTACAGTAAGTCCTGCTGCTGAGTATCCCTTCACGGTGGGATATTGTGCTGCGGCTTGAGCCGCCCCAGTAAAATTATATAATTTTTCTACAAAATCATTACCATATCGGGGCAATCCCTTTGACTGGGCGTAGTCTCTTATTATTAGAGACATTTCCTTATTATATGTTACATGTCTTTCAAATTCATTCCTATTAGAAAGATTATAATCAGCAGTGTTTTTAAATAATTTAAT